TCCTCGCTAAACTTTAATTTAGAGTACGAACTCTCCTCGTGCATCTTCCTACCCAAAAAACAAACATGCTCGAAGTCCGAAGGACGTATCTCTCTGTACTCGATCATGATTTCCGATCTACTCCACCAGGCGTACTATACGCCTTGATCATACCCAACCCAGGTATACCAGCACCACTCAACGGACTCATCCGACTGCTGCTCCGATATCGACCACTAGGCGGTGGCGCACTCCGCAATGCAGGAGGCTTCTCCGAATATAACGCCGCAATACCCTTCGCTATGTCCGCCATACCCTGCTTGTCCTCCGCTTGAGGTACAAGGCCCGTGGTCCGAGGCGCAGGAGCCGAGGACGACTTGACCTCCTTACCACCCATCAAATCAGACGCATACTTCTGCGCAGCACTCGACACCTTACCCTTGTCAACATTACCCATGCCACCATTGTACGCCATCAACGCCTTACTATAATCACCATCATAACGCTCAATCAACGCACCCAAATACTCAGCACCAAAACGCAAGTTATCCTCCGGATTACTCCGATCCTGAATAGGCGTAACTCCCAAACCAGGACTAACCGCCGTCTCCTTCATAATCTGAGTATATCCAACCTCGCCAGCAGCACCCTTCGCATTAGGATCCCAACCACTCTCCTTCGCTACCAAACGAGAAAATACCTCTGGATCTACCCCATAACGCTCCGCCATCTGCGCAGCTACCCGTCTATGACGATTGTTCTCGGACATCGGAACCTCACTAAAGATTTATCCAACCATACAATAATCCCAAATGAAAATACACCCGCGATTTTTTTGACCCCAAGGGACTCCTAATGAATCTGCGCTTTCCTTGCCTTCTTCGTCCTCCGGTAACTCCGGTTCTTACTAGCTTTCAACACACCAAGATTTTTCTCGCTGTTATCCCTCGGGTTCCCGTTCCGATGAGTAACGTCCTTACCGTCACCCTTCTTGACCTTGCCCTTCTTCAGGAGTTTTGCTCGGGCCGCGTTCCGTGCTGCTCGGTTCTTTTTTTGCTTAGGCGACGAGTGGTAGTTCTCGTATTCTTTCTTGTAGTTGCGTGGCACTTGTGGACTCCTTGCGCTGGGACAACAACCCTAATGAAATTATACACGAATGAATTTACAAAACCAACATTATAGGGTGTACACAGAACAACCGTGGCGCAAATATAGGGGGTGCCCCCGTTGCGACAGGTCAATGTCACCAGGTTTTTGCCAGAGTTACCCCCGTATAGTTTTATAGAGTAGTATGCAGGTCAGCTAGGTACGTGGCTCTTGGGTCTAGGTCTATGTATGCAGCATAGTTCCCCAGAATATTTTAGGATCGACCCCTTCGATTTTCTGGGCGTCCGAGACGGCTCTCGTGAACCAAGCCCCTTCAGGTCTTGGCCCTTCGGGCTTCGATCCTGACGCGAACGGTCCTTCAGACCGTGTCTGTATTCCAACAGACAGTGGACCAACGGAAGCATCCGTTGGATCAATGCTAAAGCACAGAGGGCAACCGCACGATATGTGCGCTGACTCGGGCTGCACATTCCCTCTCCACGAGTCGAGGCATCTGCTCCGTCTCCCGACCTTCCTTCGTCAGGCTCGTCCGACTACACATCTGCAACGATCGCGGAGCCTCTTCCGTTTGCCGTGTCGTCAGGTGCACCGCACACTGACTACTACACACACACATGATCCTCCGTGCGGATTGTCCCTCCGGGAGGCCATATCGCCTAATGCGTCGTCAACCCCACATGCTCCAACGCTTCGCTTATGTGCGCGTGAGGGGTCGGAAGTTTACGCCATACTCACCATGCTCGACATGCTCCCTTCCGCGCTCTTACGGTTAGCAAATGAGAGGGCAGCGTCGGGTGTCCGCTTGTGCAGGTCCGCGTGTCTTGCGCGTGGTTCCGTGTGCCGCCGCTCTGCTAAACTTCCTTGACCATTCCCTCGTTCCTCGGCGCGATTAGGCGAGACGGCAGACGGATGGCACAATGCACGGGAATCTATGTGCGTTGTAGTTCTTAACCATTACGAAGGAAAAAAAAGAAATGGCTAAATCAACATACATGACAATCAACAACACAACTGGTGACATCACTCTTAACCTGCGCGAGGTCAAGTTGATCCTGCGGGTACTTGAGGGTGCGCTCAAAAAGAACGAGAACATCACCGCATGGTCATGTGAAGTCGATCTCTACAACGATCTATCTGAAGCATACAAGAGTCAACTCGACCAGTTGGCAGCGGATCTTGAGTATCATCAGAAGTACTCAATTCCAACAGAGTCAGGCGGGGACATCGTTCGCGCTCGTGACGAAGCAACGAAAGGAGAAGCAGCTTAATGGAATATTTCAACTTGTTTCACACGCCTAGCAACTGGGACGAGTTGATGGATTGGGTGGACGGACACGCTAAGTCCGACCGCCCACATCTTATCACAGCCGCAGCCATGGGTTGGAACCTGGCTGTCTCAACTAGTCAATCAGAACAGAAGGAAAATAAAGATGACTAATGATTTCGAAACCAAACTAGCCGACGCCATCTGGGCGTTGGTCGAACCCAAGATCGAGCAGAAACTCGCACAGTTCCGTGATGACCTCGGCACATTCGACGGGGATCTGGACGAGCGGATCAGTGACTTTCTGGCTACCAGCTTCCGGATCGAAGACTACTCGTTCGACCTCGATGGTATGATCGACCAGCAGGTTCAGTACCTTGCCGAAGACGGCGACCTGAAAGAGTGGCTCGGTAACAGCACCGACGACGATGTGCTTCGGCTCAAGGTCATCGACATCATCGGCGACATCACAGTCGGATTCGAGGTCAAGTAATGTTGATCGAAATCGTACCGCACAGTGGAATGATTGTGCTGTCCGAAATCGTCGGTGGGTCTCTCATGACCCGCCGATACATCGGATACACTAAACAAGAAGCAATTCAACAATTCAGACAGGATATAGAAGATGAGAAGAGAGACATCAAAGATAATGAACGCGTTCTATCGTGGTCTACCAGCTAGAGCAGCACGGACACACACAGATGGTCAGACCGTCTGGCTACACAACAACCGCATCGCATGGCGGTCAAACGACAATGACATCTCGTTCTGTCTTGCAGGTTGGCCCACCACTACAACACGAGAGCGAATCAACGGACTACTAACCACATTCGGATACGGATACTGGGGCGTCAGTCAGCGCAATCACGAACAGTGGCTCGTGTATAAAGCAGAAAAAGTGACAGAGATTGGTGACTACGAGGTCATCAGTCTCTCGACACTGCGCAACTTTGAGAAGGAGTACAAGCTATGCGCGTAGGTGGATACACACTAATGGACAGCGGCTTCGGGCTATCTGTCACAGAGTATGAAGCAGGTTGGTCGTTCTGGTTACAGGGCGACGACGCTCAACAGTTCCGCGATGAGTGGGAAGCGTATCAACTGGGTGTCGGGGAAAACTTCCGGCACTTCCTTTCAACACACGACTACGACACACTGTTCCAATAGGAGACGAACATGGAAGACAATATGCACACTTGGGATGACGATCAGATCCGCGAGTTCTACGACCAGAACCCAAACCTCTTGCTCTTAACGTACGCAGGTATGTTAGGACTGAGTGTTGGTGAACTGAAGGATATCTTGATGCCAGCACCAATCGTCGATGTAAAAGAACCAGACCTCGGTGAGTGGTGGTCACGGTAAACTGAAGGGGGCTTCGGCTCCCTTCTTCTTAACTACTATCATAATGTGTCCCGCTAGTCGCGGGACGCTGTCAGTTTAAAATGAGTTCCCCTAGTCGGGGAACAAGTATTAGTTTAAATTGAGTCTCGTTCCTCGACACAGGATTTAGTAGGCTCGGCTCCCTCGTTCCTCGGTCGCCTCGCGGAGAAAAATGCGCGCGTGGGGCCGCAGGGCTACACATCAATGCCCAATATAAAAGCCGCGCGGGGCCGCAGGGCCTCAACAGCATCCCTCACGCTCCGATGTCCTTGGCCCTCGGTCCCATTTACTCCTTTTTCAAGTAAATCGGGTCCTTTTTCTCCTCCAAACGAATAAACCAACCCCGAAGAGGGGGCCTTTACCAAGAAAAAACTCGCCCCGCCTCGGGCATAATATGCCATATGCCACGCGATTTGATGAGGCGATACTAAAACTGCGTTACTTTTGGATACTTTCAATTCTATCCAAAAGGGTATACCATCGGCAACAACGTGTACATCAGGTACACCGCCGCCGTGCTTGTTCTCAATTCGGGTCGCGAACCACTTCTTCGGTAGAGTATTCCGTATCGTGTTCCAAAAGTTCGCCTCGGGTCCCTTGCTCATCTGGGGTCACATCCTTGTAGTCTGCCTCGATCTGAAACGCCTGTGGGTATTGCTTTTGCAGCGCAGCAAGTCGGGCCGTGATCTCGTCCCTCGATAGCTGATCGATTGTATTGATTGTTTCGCGCCTGTCGATGGTCAGACCACCCAAGGCCGAGCGGATCTTTTCCGCATTGATTGCAGCCGAGAACTGTCCCGCCTCCTCCGCACCAAGAGAAAGTTTGTGCAGCCGCTCAAGCTGACCGATCTGGGTCACGCCGTACCGCCGCTCTCGCTCCTCGCGTAGCTCCTGAATATACTCCAGAACATGAGGGTAATCTCGCCCATTCAAAAGAACAGATGCTTGCTTGGATGCCAGATCAGGAGCATACCCTGCCTTTCGAGCGCACTCCGCATTGCTATAGATGCCCTCGACAATGTGCTGTGCAAAAGTCATCTGCCGATTAGTGAGCATTCTCCCGTGTTCTTCTTCGATCTTCTGCTTGATGGATGCCATATCAACCTCCGCTTGATGGCAACAAACGTACAACAAGTGTTTTTACGTTTCAACCGAGCAAGTGTAAACAGAGGGCGTAAACAGGTGTAAACGAAAGGGTCGAAGTGTAAACATTTTCAGAGGCCACCCCAAACAAACAACAAGCAGTCCCTATAAATTCCGAAAAAAAGTGTAAACAAAAAGGCCTTTTTGTAAACGGGTGTAAACAGGGAGGGTCAATTTGAACCCTATATATAAGGGGTTGTTTACGCTGTTTACGCTGTTTACGACTCAAAAAAAATATTTTTTGGCTGTTTAGAAATCTCAGGATTTGCACCTATAACGTAAACTTCGTAAAAAAATCGTTTGACTATCTGATCCACTTGGGTGTAGTCTACAAGTATTCAACAACTACTTAATACGCTAATACGGAGGATATCATGGCATATAATGGTTGGACTAATAAAGAAACGTGGCTCGTGAACCTATGGTTAGGCGATGGCTTAACCATGGACCAAGAAGCGGGGCACGAGATCACATCAGAATACATCGAGCAGTTGGTGGACGACATCATTGCGGACAGTGGAGCGCGGGGCAGCGGCTTTGTTGCTGACCTATTGAACTGTGCTTTGGGAGAGATCGATTACCACGAGCTTGCGGAGCATTATGACGAGGAGGTGATTGAAGATGCCTAATCATTGTTATCAGCAAGTTGAGATTTATGGACCGAGGTTCTTGGTCAAAGAACTGTATGACCATTTGAGCAAGGAGGAGCCACAGTTTTGCCAGTTGATCAAGCCGATGCCGTTTGAGCAGTGGCTTGCGCCCAAGACCCGATCCCAGAATGGGTACGAGATTGCGGGTTGGTACGACTGGCGATTGAATAACTGGGGTACGAAGTGGGATGTCGTTGACGTTCAGTTCACCAACCCTTTGACAATTCACGATGATGAAGAGGACGTTGCACCTGAGAGCATGAACGCCTCGTTTAGTTTCAACTGTTGGACTGCATGGTCCCCGCCTGTCCCTGTGTGGGATGCGTTGGTTGGCATGGGTCTGTCTGTTGATGCGGACTATCAGGACGAGGGGATGATGTTCGAGGGGACGTATCTCAATGGCGAGGACAAGTGTTGGGAACCTGAGATCGAAGAGGAGGAAGAGGATGCATAAGATTACTATTCTGTGGGGCGAGTGCCCAGAAGATGGACAGGAGGCTGTGACGTATCGCTTCGACACTAAGGCGGAGTTGGATGCGTTTGAGCTTGGCGTGGCTGAGATGGATGGATGGCTTGGTTACGACGACGATGTACCAGAGGGTTTTGTTTATCGGGAGGAAGAAGATGCGTGAGCAACTGAGACAGGAGGCGGTTGCAATCTTGAGCAACCACCTTGCGGATTTGGATTACTGGTGCGCTGCGTACACTGTTGACGATGTGAACTCGGTGACAGGTGGCTGCGAGTTTGATGACCTTGCGGATGTGAACGCGTACCGCGTAGTGGTGAAGGCTGTAATGAAGGAGATGAAAAATGGATAAGCAGTTACCGTTGAACCAAGAGCAGTTGGAAAACTTTATCTTGCACCATGTACATCTGTGGGCACAGGAGTTTGTGGAAGCAAACGGCGGAAAGTTGTCCGAGGTTATGGATGCAGAGTTCGGATGTTTCTATGTGCAGATGGCGGACAAGTTTCGCAACGAGGTATTGCCTCGGTTCGAGGAGGCGGCGTGATGGAACAAGTTTATATCGATACGATTGCGTACATGGAGAAGCAGGGCAGTTGGGCAGAGATTGTTGCCACGTTTGCGAACGAGGAATTGTACAGCCTGTGTGCCCCTGTGATTGAGCAGTGGATCAAGGATCACCGTGATCCTGACTACATCCTCACTGAAAGCTGTGAGCGTGACATTGTTGTGGAGGTAGAGTGATGCGATTTAAAGTGACACTTGAGATTGAGGAATGGGTTGAGGCGGACAGTGCCAAGGAGGCGCAGTTAAAGTTCAAAGATGATTTTGAATGGGCAGACATTCACCATGGGACGTACCATGTTGAGCCAGATTTTGAGGAGCAAGACGATGGGTAAGATGAAGGATCTGTTAATGGAGTTGCAAGAGACGCCGATCATGACGCCGTGTCCTGATTGTCTTGGCGAGGGGTACATTGACCGTGAGGTCCCACGCCCTCATGGCCCTGACCGTGACGTTGGTGTGATCGATGTTGGGACCGAGGTCTGTGAAACGTGCAGCGGTGATGGTGAGTACGAGCGGCTGTGTGATTGCGGTGCGCCTGTGACTAAGATCATGGGCCAAGATGCGGAGGTATGTATGGAGTGTGCCGATGAGTAAGAAAAAAGGTTATAACGGTATGATGCAACGGCGTACAATGGTAGCAGCCGACGACACAGGCGGCACAAGTGATTTAGCCTACCGCATCAACCATGGTTCTATGGGCAACATTACATTCAGTGGTCGGGGCCATGGTCGCAAGACGCACCATGGTCGGGGACCAACGCGCGGGGCCGCAGGACCGAGGTCCAAGAAGCGAGACATGCTGTACTTTGTTCGAGATTATGTGCGTGAGTTACGCGCAAACAATCCACTGTTAGAAGAAAACTGGCAGAACGCAATGGGTTGGGTCGACGGCAGAGATATTGCTAATTTTTTAGTGAACGAGGTTCAGT